AAAACTGTGCGGTTGGTTTTGAAGCATTTAAACAAGCCACTACAGCAAATTTCAATACGGCTATTGGAGCTGAAGCAGCTATAGCAGTTACAACGGGCGTTCAGAATACCTGCGTCGGGAATAGTGCAGGAGCTGCTATCACTACATCTAGTAGCAATACATACGTCGGTAGAGATGCAGGTGTCTCAGCGACAGGAAATAATAATGTTGGAGTTGGTTTAGATGCTGGTAAAAATTTATCTGGAACTAATAACACATGTATAGGATATGGAGCAGGTGATATTGGTAGTTTTAGTGGAGATAATAATACTGTAATAGGTTATGGTGCAGATCCAAGTGCCGCTGATGTAGATAACGAAATAACTTTAGGCGATAGCTCAATAGCAACTTTACGTTGTCAAGTAACAAGTATTACTGCACTTTCTGATAGGAGAGATAAGACAGATATTAATACTTTAGATCTAGGATTAGACTTTATTAATTCTCTTAAACCAGTCAAATTCAAATGGCAAACTAGAGATGGCAAAGGTCCAAAAGGTTATGAAGCAGGTTTTATTGCTCAAGATTTCCAACAAGTTCAAAAAGATAATGATGCTGATTATCTAGGTTTAGTACTGGAATCAAATCCAGAGAAACTTGAAGCCACACCTGGCAAATTAATTCCTATTCTTGTAAAAGCAATACAAGAGCTTAAGATGGAGGTTGAAACTCTTAAAAACAATGGCTGAACGTACAACTGACGAAATAGCTACTCTATTTGCTCATGGTGAGCATAGCGTAACTTTAATAAATGAACTTGCTGCTAAATCATCTCTTACAGATGACGAAAAAGATACTATAGATCGTAATGTAAGGCATTTAGAAATTATCAAAGCTTATAAGAAAGAAGATGGTACAACATCTATCTGGACAACAGAAGACTTTACAACAAAAGATGCTGCAGTAACATTAGGCAAAACTAAATACTAGTTTCATGCCTAGCCCAGAACAAAAGCGTGATGAAATTCAATCACGCTACGATACTAACGTTGCTACATACAACGGTAAACAACAACAGATAAATACTTTGCAAGCAGAAATCAGAAAGCTTGAACCACTTCTTCTTGAAGATAGTGGTGCTCTTAAAGTACTTAATGAACTTCTAGCTTCAGAGGAAGATGATACGCAAGATTCTTGATGGAGTAGCTGTTGTAGCTTTCCTCCTATCAGCTTCTATAGCTGGTACGGCTTACTTTGGTTATAAATATATAACCAGTCCTCAGTTTGAAATCAAAGTAAAAAATAAATTGATGGGTGAGTTGAAAAAATCTATGCCAAAGGCAATAGAAAAACAACTCCCAAAAACAACAGGAATAGGGTTACCGTTATGAGTAAAAATGATGGACGAGTAACCTTTACACCTCTACATACTTTTGATCATCTTTGTTTAAAAAAGATAGCAGCAGTTAAAGGTGAAACACTTTCTACTGTTACTGCTTATGCAGTTAATCAATGGTTAGTAGAGAACTACGAAAAACATCTAAATTACTATGTTTAAATCTAGTTCTCAACTGCTATCAGTTGTATTAGGTTTTGGCCTAATTAGTAGTAACTTCTTTACGTTAATGATCCTTGCTCGTAAAGATTCAGGCATCCCAAATTTAGCAGCACTTCCAAGTAATCAATATTCAAGTTTTTCAATAAGAAGTGAAAAAGAAGGGAATAAACATTCTTGGACAATGGCATCAAATCAACATGATCCTAAAAAACTTCTATACACAAAAGAAGAAACACGACCAGGTTTCAAAGGTACAACTAAAAGCTATATACATAAAGAATCAGTAGCTTATTCAACTCCTGTTATTGAATATGAAGATAAAGGACTAACAGCAAAACAAATTGAGTGCATTAAGAAAAGAGCACAAGGTGAAAGTAATGGAGAAATGGTTGGGACATTAGGAGCGACGCAAGTAACTCCTTCTCTTACAGGTATTCCTGTTGTCGGACCTGTCATAGCTGGTATTTTCTTTGGTCAAGCCAGAAGACAAGCTGGTAAAGCTGGTAGTGCCATAGCAGCAGATTGGAATAATTGCTGATGAAGTTTATTTTTAACGCTATAGGATCTTTATTTGTTTATCAAAGTCCTCATCCATTAGACGGATTTTATTCCTTTTATCCTTCTTTCTTAAGACAAAAATCTAATAGAGAGCTAAGAAAACTAGCTGGAACTACTACTCATCACAGTAAAACTATATTGATAAATATGATCATTGATGATCAATGCCAAAGATAAAAATACCAACAATAAAGATACCTACTGTTGATATACCTGAAACTCCTTTCTTTACTCAATATTCATTAACTGGAAATGTACCAGGATGTAATCCATACCATAGAGATTTAGAAACTTCACGTAATCCGTCTTTATTATGGGCTGATCCGAATGGTGTTTCTGATAGCTGCCCAGAAGGTCAGATACCATCCTTTACCCCAATGAGGTACAACGATCATCAAATACCATATGCAACACCTCAATCAACACAAACAAATGAACCTCCTCGACAAAAAATAAACATACCACCACCTAAAGAAAAGGAAAAAGAAGAAGAATTTTTTATTGAATGTCCTGGTCCTAATGACCAAAGAATAGGAGATTTTCGTAACGATAAGAAGCTAGAACGAATCAGTGGACATAAGCTTTCAGAAGATGGTACAACCTGTATTACTCTCTATGAAAACACTAACTTCCGAGACCAATACATTCCCTCTATACCTGCTGTTACCAACGCTGCTGCTATTGCTTTGGTTGCCGCTAGTACTCCGATATTACTTAATATCGTCAAACCTATTGTGAAGAATTTGGTGAAGAAGTTAACTGGGAAGAAGAAGAAGAAAGAGAATGACGATGAGGCAAAACCTGATTAGGTATCGTTGTTAATACAACATTCTTACAAGTAATAGCATCTTCTCCTATATATTTAACTCCTAATTTCATCTGCTCTGCACATATTTTCAATCTGGCTAGATTTGCTTCTAATTGACTTTTTTGCAATACAAATTCCTGTGTTTTTCGATGTGCTTTTGCAGCGGCTAAACACTCTTCATTAAAACTTTTTCCTAACGGAATTTGAAAACTAAGTGTTGCTCCATAATTAAGATTATAAGTATTTTGTTGTAATCTTTCTTGCTCTGCTACATATAATATCTGACCTGGATTAATTAAATTACCATCTTCATCTTCTCTAGTATCATATATATTTGTTCTACTCATTGTATTCCTTGGTAACGAAAAGTTTTCACCCTGAGTAATAAAAGGTGTAAACGCTAATGTAGGTAATTGGCACTGTATTCCGTTGCTATACCTATGAGTTGGGAAGTTTCCATTTATCGTCTGGTACCCGTTATTAATAACCGTTCCACTACTAGATGCACTAGGAGAACTGATAGTATTATTAGCAAAAACTGGAACATTGATTAATACTAATGGGAGAAGATACTTAAGGAAGTTGTATTTGTTTCTGTATTGATTTCTCTTTGTACTGTTGAAACTGCATCTAGTCCAGGTGCAAGAAAGCTTTCGGTTAAACTGAAACTTTCTCCTGCATTGACAACTCCCCATTCTGGTTTGTTGTCTATATCTGGTGTAACCCATTTAAAGGAAACTCCTCCAGCTGTTTGGGTATCTGTGTAAATAGCATCAGGTGTAATTGATTCTGCATTTGTGATTTGAACGTTATGACCGGAAACTGAATACGAATAGCCTGACCTGTAATTTTGTGTAACCACCGTTTCAACAATGGTCTGAACAGACCTAGACGTACTTTCCATTTGACCTGTTGTGAATCGGGGAGTAATGCTTCCAGCCTTTGCATAGCTAGGCCAAGCAAGGACTAATAAGAAAAACCATCTCATTAGTCAATCTCTAACGACATTGTGCTTTGCATTGTTGCTGTAGTACCAGCTCCCATATCAGTTAAAGAAACAGTCATAGCCTGATCACTAGCAAGACTCATGGTTACGCTTCCTGGATCACCTCCAGAAACACTTACAGTATCTCCAAAGATAGGTAAAGCAGTTACGACACCATTGGTTACTGTTCCACCCAGGAGACTTGGTACGGCATCTGCTTGTATATAGCTTTCAGAGACACTCCAACTATCTCCTGCAGTGGTTACAGAAAAAGACGTGTCATAAGAAACGGTAGGAACACCATTGGTAATTCCTGCATCTGCTAAATCCAAACTTCCAATAGCTCCACTAACAGTATTTGCTGTAGGAGTTACATTAGAACCTGAAACACTGATGGTAGAACCAACTCTATTTGCTGTTGAACTAGCTCCTACGGTGCTAACTGAAACGACAGATTGCAAAGTATGAGTAATATCTGCTTTAGCAACAGGAGCCGCCAAGCAAAGCAATAAAAAAAGTGTTTTCATTGTAATTTACCTGTTACTGGATCAACTTCTTTTCCTGTAATAGGATCAATCCTAGTAGCAGTAGGAGTTTTGGTGATCAATTCTATAGGTTGTTTGATCACAATAGTTTGATAACCGCTACCGTTTCCTACATTTGCTCCATTAGCTTCTCCTTCTTTCTTTTTCTTTTTCGCTCCAGTTGCCGCACCCACAGAAACACCCCATCCTGCAAGGATATTCCCCAATAATCCAGCCGCAAAAGTTGAGTCCACTCTTGGCTGGTCTGGGATGTCAAGGCCAAACATGCGATTGGGTAGTTTGATATATCCAAGGGATAAGACAATTAAGCACCAAGCTAAGATTGCTCCCTGAGCCGTCGTGCTAACCAAGAACATTATTTTCTCTTGGTAATCAGGCTTATCTTCTTCAATTTGAATAACGCCTTGATTAGAGGCTTTTTCATCAGCCATAAATAAAAAGTACTGGGCAGTACTAGAATAATAGTAAACCTATAAAAATGGTAGAAGTTATTGCTGCTACTGCTGGTGCTCTTCTAACGGCCTGTTTCGTCAGCGTTGGCAGTGTTTCTTTACGCAATAGACAACAGCGTGATGATTTAGTTCGTATTCAAACTTCTGTAGAAGCTTTAGGTAAAAATGTAAGTGATGTTCATAGCGACGTAAAAGATATATACTCAAGACTTAGACATGTTGATATTGAAATTGCTAAATTAACCAAAACACAATAAAACCTCCCTCTACTGCTTTGCTACAAAAGGGAGGTCTTACTGGAACCTAAACAATGGGGACTTATGGGTTCAAGTCAAAACTAGCAACTATGTTTAGAATTGGAAAGACCCAGACTTTCTTTTTTTTATGCTTGCAATTATTAAACCAATTATTTTTACCTTCCTTAGAAGTAAAGCAATTAAACAATTAGCACTAGATATTGTTAAAGCTGCTGTCAAAAAAACTGATAATGATGTTGATGATCGTTTGGCAGATATGCTAGAAAAAGCTTTGTTTCCTGGTAGATAAATGAGCCAATATGATCCTTTTTGGAAAGAAGAAGACGAACGTAGAGTATTAGAAATGGAACAATGGTATGAAAAAGATGGAAGATCAGATCCATCTCA